CTCGGCGTTGAGCCAGTCCGGAATGATGTCGCTGTTAAAGTGCGTTACCTTGCCGCGCTGGATGGCCTTTGCCTTCCACCGGCTCAGCTCGGCGAAGAGATCCGGTGGTGGCCCCATTCCGGGGCCAGCGCTTTTGGGCGGGTACGTGCATCCACTCGCTCGCCTGCTGGCTGCTGTGTCCCTGGTCCCTCTTGCGGTTGCGGCCCACCGAACGGCTGCGGTGCGAGGCGCGTCTCCGGCGTGAACTTCTTATCCAATGGCGGCAGGTCGGCCATCTCGAGGATGGTGCTACCCACACGCCGCACCTCGTCCACGCTCGCCGTGTTTGCGTTGTACATGGGCAGCATCACGCCATTCATGAAGAACGCAGCAGCCTCGGCCTTGGCGATCTCCTCTTTCTGCACCGCCTCGATCTCGTTGGTCTTGAATAGCACCCGCAGACCCAGCTCATTGAACAACTGGTCGTTGAGCACCGGCTGTATGCGCGTCCGGACCCAGGGAATGAGCGATTGCGTCCACAGCTCATACTGCAGCGCGTCCCGCTCGGCCCGGTTCGTCTTTGCCTCGGCCAGCCCGGGTGGGATGTTGTGGGCGGCTAGGATCTGCTCGCGCTTGGTGCTTTCCAGTTGCGGCATGGCCAGGTCTTTGACCGGCTGCCCGATGACGGTGGGTATCAGGCCGCGTTCAAGCACCGTCGTCTTGAAGGCCCGCCCCACGCCTTTGAGTATCTTTTCCCATCGCGACTGGATACGCTCCTTTTCGACTAGCGGGACCGCGCCCTCTGTGGTCAGGAATACCGCCGGTATGGCCCCGTTCTCAAAGAACGAAGCCGCCCACGTATTGGCATTCTTGATCAGCTCTGCTGGCTTTCGCCCCACCTCGCCCGCGCTGGTGCCCGGGCCGACGTCAGTGGTCGGGCTGAACGCGCGGAAATAGACGATCTGCTCAGCCGGATAATCGCGCTCCCTAGCACCCACCTTCTGCCGAAATACGGTCGGTCCATCGTCGTCGTACTTGAGCACCCGCATCGTATTGGCGTTGAGCACCTGCAGCTTCGCCAACTGCTGCGATCGCCGCCCGAGCCGCTTGAGCACATACGCCGCCGCCTTGAGCGACAGCCACGCCTCTACATCCCACAGCAGCGGTGCCAGGTCAAGCGGCCACTCCTCTGCGTTGTCCTCATCCTCGTCCCCTTCGGGCAAGGCCAGGCTGTACACGCCATAGGGGATCTGGCTGATGTTGTTGGCGCGCAGGTTGACACACCAGAATGTCCAGGCCACAGCAGCGTACAGGTCTTGCGGCTTGGTCCCGTCGCCCGCGTCAATGGCCCAGTCCATGAACTCGTCCATGTCGCCGAGCGTCAGTGCCTTGGCCCCGTACACCCCACCCGTGATTGCCGCCTTGTACGTCTGTCTCATAAGAGTGTCATCCAAGCGCCGTATGAGCCATAGTGAGCCAGGACCACAGCATCGCCACAGTCAGGCGAGCGGCCCAGGCGTGCCTTGATTTCGTCTTTGCTCTCGATCTGGATGCCGCTTGCGCTCAGCTTCCAGCGTGGGGCTACCAGATCGGCCAACAGCTCAGGATCGTCGGGAAGCACCAGGTTGTCACCCTTCACTGGGTCCAACGCCTCGCGCAGCCCCCAGTACGCTTCGGCACGCACGTTGCGCATGGACAGCATCCCCGAGCGGTCACGTGCATGCGTCGCTTCCGCAAAGTTCACGCCAAGCACGTTAAGGTGTTCCCCGTCTTCGGATTCATAATAGGCCAGCGAATCATAGGCCGAGGAACCCCACCCAATGACATCGACGTTGAGCATCGCTGACGATTCGCCTTCCAGGGTGCGAAGGACCGCCACCTTGGTCGATTCCCCGTCTGGCGTCAGTCGTCCCTCTATCTTGACCAAAGGCGCAAACCACGTATCATATCGCTTGGCGACCACCGTCTGATCATCGCCGCCCCTGGCCACGTCCACGCCGAGTGCCGAGAGCGGCGTATCTGGCTGTTCTGTTTGCTTCCCGCGCCGCTGTGCCTGCCGTACCCACTCAGTCGGTATCACCTGCCACGGGTCGTCTTGCACGCCGATGGTAAAGTCGCCATAGAGAAGCTGCGTTCGTAGCGGCTCCGGTAGGTTGTTCAGGACTGTGCCATAATCCGTGTCGCTCAGGAACGGATTGTCGTTCAGCTTTGCCGGTATGAACGTCCGCGACCTCGGCGTGATCTCCTGCCCATTGTGCTCGAAGGACTCAGGGCCCTCGACTTCGACATTCTTGCCGTCCACGACGGCGAACCAACGCAGCTCCCCCGGTTGCGCCGGGTTGGGATGATGCTCGCTCAACCACGGCGCCCAATACTCGATCACCCACTGCCCGTCTGCGTGCATCGGCGGGTTGCCCGCACAGATCACTCGGCAACGCTGGTCCTCGTCAATCGTCCGCAGCCACCCAATCAGGAAGCGGTACTGCGACTCCAAGAACTCGGGCAGCTCGTCAAAGCCGATAAAGTCGTGTGGCCGGCCCTGGTACTTGTGCTTGTCCCGGTCATACTGGCAGGCCCCGAACTCCAGCGCCCGCTTGCCTGGCAGGTCGCGCCACGCATGCTCTATCCCGTTGTACCGCCCCTTCGTGCCGATGATCTCTCGGCTTCGCTCGATCAGGCCCGCCGGCCCCGATAGCTGGGTCAGCTCTCGCCGGAAGATAATGGAATGCCGGTGCGCTGTGGCGGCCAGGCCAAGCAGCAGGTCACTCTTGCCTCCCCCCGCCGCCCCGCCATAGTAGACCTCATCCGCTTGACTCAGCGCTGCCATCCACTGCGGTGTGCTCTGTGGCATCCACAGGGCCTCGCTGTCCATCACTTCGCTCAGCCAAGAGACCTCCGAGGGCTTGAGCGAGTGTGTCCAGGGCTCGACTATGGTACTCAGCTCGAGTGTCGTCAACCTCTATTGCCTTCCCATCTGGCCCGCTGACCTCCTGGCGCTGGGTCGGCTTGCCCATTTCCCAGTCTATAATCTCGGTCGCTACCCGCTGCCGTAGGCCGGCGTCTTCATCATCAAGGCCCGCGACCTTGACCTGCATTGCTTTGGCGAGATTGCGCCGTCGGACATGCGCCGCTACCACCAACCCATCAAAGGCCATTAGGCGCACGGCATCTTTGACGACATCGGGCCAGTTGTAGACGGTGCGCACGCTGATGCCCACCGCTTCAGCCGCCTCCTTGTCCGTTGCACATTCTTGGCGCGCAACAGCAAAACGAATCTGGTCGGTGGTCAGCTCACCCAGGACCCCCTCCAGCGCCTCAGATGTGCAATTTCTTACCTTTTCCGCTGTCTCCGTCACTGTCTAGTCCATGCTCTGTCAAAGACACGTTGAGGACTTGCCCGTGAATCTTGCATGCTGCCAACTCTGCCATCTGGACCACGAACTGTTCGGGCAGGTCAAGTGAGACGCGAATACCGCCGTCCACAAGCGTCTGCACCTTCTGCACTGTGGCCCAGAACTCAATCGGCTTCACTTGCCACCTCAGCGTGGGGGCGGTTCAGGAGCCCACCCGTCCCCGCCCCGCACGCATCAAAAAGGAGGAGAAGATTATGACTACATTTGTGTCCCGCTAGATGGGTAGCGCGTCGGTTGATAGCCGCTATACGGGTCTGGGCCCCAGCCCTTGCCATAGTGCGCCGGGTCTTCCGCCGTAGCGGTGCTGTCGCCGCAGTCTGGCACTAGATCCCCAGATGAGGTGTGCCTAAGCCCCTCAACAGGCTTCCGTTCCTCAGCAACGGACAGTCGCCGAACACCATCGACAATCGTGCCGGGCAATGGCCGTGCTAAGTGTCGTTTCCATTCCTCTTGGGGCCAGCACACCCGAAGGCCAGAGTCCGGTACATAATCACTAAGGATGCCGAAGTCGCCGTCTAGCTTTCCCTCGAAGTTCGCCAGCACTTCATCGCTCAAGTCATCCCACGCCTCCATGTCGAACTCGTCATCGCTCGGCGGCAATGTCGCTTTCAGAACGCGCCGGTTGTGCGCTGTCAGCCATCTGCGATAGGCCAGCGCACCGTACATCAGCCCGCACAAGAATGCTGCAATCATCTCACCCTCCATAACGGATGACGCCCGGCCCACGCGCAGCTATTGCTCGCCTCTTGCCCACCCACTACTCCCTGCCGGGCGACATCCGTCTCAGACCCCCTTCAGCGCCCTCGGTTGCGCTTACGTGCGGCTCGGGCCTGCTTTC